TTCCTTGGCATTGAGCAGGCCCGCGTCGCTCGCCTGATCTTCGATATCCCAATGGATATCCTTGGTCAGCCCGACCACGCCTTCCACCGCGACATTGGACAGCGTCTTGTGCGGCCCGGTCTGGGTATCGATCAGGGCGCGCAGGCCCATGGCGCGGGCGGCGGCAAAGCTGGTGATGTTGGTGCTGCTGGCCGTGTCCCAGCTAAGAAAATCGGGCATCAGCAGCATCAGCTCGCGGGCGCTGAAATTCGCCCGGTAGAGGATGGCGTCGGCCACCGTTTCGCCGATGGCACGGGCATAGGCAAAGCCGCGCAGCTTTTTCGCGACGACGCCGAGCGCGGCGGTGATGGCCTGCGTTTCAAGACCGGGTGCGCCGAGGATCTTCGGCTTGACGCCCAACTGCCCCTCTGCGGCCAACAGCGCCTGCATGCCCGTCTTCTGCCCTCCGGCGGTGGTCGTACCGATGACATTGCTGGCGGTTTCGGCGTCGTGATCGCCTTCCTCGACGCGCACCACGACGATGACGGGGCGGGTCTGGTCGGCGATGGCGCGCAGGGCGATGGCCAGCGTGCCGTCCACCCCCGCCTTGCCGATCGCGGCTTCAACGTCCGTGATGAGCGCGGGGCGATTCAGGGGGAAGGTGGCCGCATCGGCATCGGACGCAATCGCGATCAAGCCGATGATGGCGGTCGATACGGCGGTCAGGGTGCGAGCGCCCGTGGTGATTTCGGTAACGGTGATTCCATGCTTGAAAGCCATGACAAATCCTTTGTTCGGCGGGGCTAGAGAGACAGGGGCAGGACAAGGCGGGCGCGGGCGTTGACGGCGGCGCCGTCGATCCTATCCGCGTCGACAATGATGGTGGCGGCTCCGGGCCGGTCCCCGGCGGTCAGGCCGACGCGGCGCAAACGGATGCGATCTTCGTTGCGCGAGAGGGCGACAGCCGACGCCGCGTAAATCCGCAGGATGTTCGCCGCCGTCATGGGCTGGTCGATCAGTTCGGGCAGCAGGGAACCATATTCCCGGCGACCAACGCGGGTGCCGACCGGGGTGGAGAGGATGTCCAGCACCGACTGGCGAATATGCTCGATACCGTCGAGCGCAGCGCCCGTTGTGCGTGCCATGCCCGCCATCAGACCGGTGCCCCGGTCTGGGCCGTGCCTGCCTGTACGCCGCTATGCTTGTGACCCTTGAGGCTCTTGCCGCCGCCGATGACGTCTTCCGACGCATTGACCGTGCCTTCGACGTCGATATTGCCGGTCCACGACGTCCCGCCGGGGGCTTCGACCGTCATGGTCCCGCCAGCAGGCAGGGTGATGGCGAGGGCATGAGTGGCTTGGTTGTAGCTGAACGACGCGCCATCGGGCATGTCGATCTGAACGACGTCGGGATCATTGGACGGGGGCGGGTTGGCATCGGAATAGAGGCCGACCACGACCAGCCCATTATCCAGATCGCCTTCGGGGGCGAGGACGACGCACTGTTCCCCGATGGAAGGCGGCGACCAGATACGCGCCGCGCCTGCGCGCTGGGCCACCCATGGCAACTCGCCCGTGGTCAGGTCGCCTAACGTGACGGTGCAGGTGGCGTTGTCATGATCGACGAACGCGATGACGCCATATTGGATCGTCTCGCCGACCTGCTGCTCTAAATCTTGGGTCTTTGCCATGCGCGGACCATGGCGCGGGCGGCCCCCGCTTTCGCGCCCCTGCATTTGGACAGGCTGCTATCCAAATGCAGGGCGTTGCCGGTCAGGCGGGCAGCAGGGGCAGTTGCTCCGCGATCTGGAAAACCCAGCAGTTCACGGTTTTGCCGTTCCGGCTGTTGACCGGGCCAGCCTTCATGAATCGTGGCGAGTTCGAGAGGCGCAGCGCGTCGGTCAGTTCGCGGCCTCTGACTTGCAGGGCGATCCCCTCCTGATCGAACAAGGCCTTGATTTGGTTGAGGTTGATGCCCAGCATTCCCGGCACTCGATGATGGTTGATGTCGTGCCCTCTGGCGGTGAGGATCGCAATGCTATCCCAGAAGGCACGCAGATGATCGGGCGGCGTCGGCGCGTCGTGGCCCAACTGGTCGAGCGGTGGGGTGTCGATTGCGATCTGCTGACAGATACCGGACAGCATCGCATGAATCATCCGCCGTTCCGCCGCATGAGCGGTCCGCTGGAGCCGCCCTGTCAGTCGCATCGCCTGATTTTGCAGGGCGATCAGATCGCGCACCGGGCTATAGGTTGGTTCGGCCCGCGCCATGGGGCCGTGGAAATGCTCGAAGATGATCCGGAAGGCACGTTCCTGATAATCGGCAACCATCAACTGCTGGCACTCGCCAACAATGCGTCTTGGATCGAGCGTAACGAGCCACCCATGAAACTGCTCAAGATGAAGTGCGAGCGTTTCCTGCATCCCTCCAGCGGAGGGTATCAGGATTAACCTGATACCTTTGCTCAAGACGGGGTGGTTTTTTATCCGCTCATGCTGAGTGCGCCATGTCAGCCCCATCGCTTCCACGATAGGCTTCATGACAACATGAATGCCATTCTCGTCGCGAACGGTCATAATCTGATGTTCGTTGAAGGGGATGATTTCGAATTTGCTGGTCATGGTCAGTTCCATAAAGGCGCCTGCATATTGCAGGTGCCTTGGTCAATGTCGCGTCGATCGAGGCGCAGGGCTGATCTGCGCCAGTTCTTTCTCTGCGGATGCAAGCTGCGCGGCCAGCGCGGCCATCTCGCCCAATATCTGATCGCGGACAAGGGTGGCGGTCGCGCAGCGGACGGTGCAGCGGGCGCAGCGCTGCGCGCAGGCGGGGAAGGCCCGATAAACAGGCTGACGATCCGGCTCAATCATCGCTGGCGCTCCATGCCCGGCCCAAGCGGAAATCCGGTTCGAGGATGCCGACGACGCGACCCAGCAGCTTGCGATGGAAATAGTCGGCCTGCTCGCCATCGGCGGCATAGGGGCCATCGGCATAGCCGCCGGTGCGGCCGTCAGTGATCCACGCTGTCCACTGTTCCCGCGTCTCGGGGTGATTATGGCTGTGGACCCACCAGACCGGCCCGGCATAGCCGTCGCGCAGGGAGAGTTCGACCACCGCCCGTCTGCCAGATTCCCACTGCATAAGAAACAGTTCGCCATGGATGGGGTCGCGGTCCTCGGTATCGACCACGACGAACTCGCCTTCCCGCACATGGGGTTCGCAGCCATCGTCCTCGATCTCGACGGCGATGCAGGCGACGGGCAGGATATCGTAGATGATATAGGAACGCAGCCCTGCTTGCATGGCGGCAGGGCGCGGCGGTATATAGGCGGAAGCCATGAACGTCTCCACTAAAGACGGTTGCGGTTAGGGCGGCGTGAGAGGTGCGAACTCTCTTGCCGCCCGCCTTTTATGGCGCTATGAAATCACCATGTCAATTGATGGCGCTAAAAAATCAAAAGGTCGTCCCAAGGTGGACAGTGAAGCGGTTAACGTGCGCATGGAGCGCGAAATGATTGCTTGTGTCGATGAATATAGGCGATCCCAGCCTGACTTGCCGTCTCGCCCCGAGGCGATACGTCGCTTGGTGGATGACGGTCTGCGGATGAATGACCCTGAAATTAAGGCCGCACTGGAGCAGGCTGCCTTCCGTCGCGACGTGCGGGAATAATAGCGGCGGCGTCGATAGCCGCCGCCAGTAATCATTCTGCTGCGGGTGCAGTCGCTCCCTCATCTGGCGACGAGACAGTGATGACGCCCAGGCCGATCTTGTGCGCCACGCCCCGCGCCACGTCCTCGACGCGCTCCTTGGTCGCTGCCTTGTCATAGGTGCCATTGTCTTTCAGCACGGCGTTGACCCGGCGTTCATGCGTGATTTCGCCGCTGGTGAAGGTGACAGTCACGGTGCGGCTGCCAGCGTCGAATTTGCCGATTTGGATGGTTAGTTCGGTCGTCTTAAAGTCCTTAAAGATCAGGATGGATCGGCCACGCGATATCGGCCAGTTCAGTGGTAGTGTCAGGCAACTCCCGCAGCGCTTGTCGATATATTTTCCACGCTGCGCGCTGCGCCTTATTCATGGGGCAATCCGCCAACTGCGTGTAATCGCACGCGGCTAACCGCCTGTCGCGCTCACTGCGCAATGCGGAAAGCAGTTCGCCGGACGTGGGTGCGTCAGGCTCTACCGCAATCGGCATGCCTTCCGGCCCGGGACCAATTACGGCCCCTTTAGACTGGCGGTCCAGCAGTTCTAAATGATACTCACGATCAATCTCAACCGCATCGGATGGCAATTCCGAATGGATTTCGTCGTCAAGAAAGCCGCGACTGGCGGCACTGTAGAAAATTGTCATAGCTGCGCCCTTAAACTCCGATCGCAAACCACCATGAAGGCCATGAAGTGTTTTGCGGGGTGAAATAATTAAATCCGCTATTCGACCGCGCCGTTGGCCAAACGCCGTTTTCCGTCGCAGAACCATCACCGTTTGAACCGGCGGGACCATTCAGAAATGGTAGCCCCCAGCTTGCAAACTGGATTGGATAGGTAATCGACCCGCCGCTATTCGCGATCGCAGTAAACGTACCCCATTGAAGGATTAGTCCGCCGGGGAGACGCATGTACCCTGTGCCGCTCAGACTTTGCGCAAAGTCAGCATACTTCGCCAAATCGCTGGCATGATAGCCATCGACGGTATCGGCATTTCCCGCGCCATTGGCGTAATTGACGCTGAAATTGGACGGGTTGTAGACGTACATATTATTGCCGTCGTTGCCACCCCAGAGCCACTGCGGTTGCCCGCCTTGGCCACTCCAATTAAAGTTCAGATGGTCGCCGTCAGACCGGCGCGGAAAGGCGCGGCCGCCGCCCGTGATGTAGGCGGTATCATTCACAAAGGCCGA